CAGCCTCACCCCATAATTAATTCATGCCCGACGACGCGACCATAATTGAAGGTGACCCCGGTTTCACCGGCATGGCCTCGCGTCTCAACCCGGTGAATCTCCCCCCCGGCATGTGCCAACTCGTCGAAAACATGCGCTTGGATCGCGGCGTGGCGCAAACGCGCAAAGGGGCCAAACGCCTCGGCGATGAGATCGCTGCGGGCATCCAACCTTTAGTGCTGCCATTCGTTCTTGATTCCAACACCATCGTTCGCTCGGTCTATGACGGCGGAATCTTGGCGAGCGGCACATTCTCCTCGCCGAACTACAACGACGAAAACGAATACATCGTCCTGTGCGGGCCGACCTCCGCATTCCTCTGGCGACAAGACGAGCCGGTCGAGGAAATCCCTTACCCCGCCAACGCCACCGCTGCCGATGAAGTGCTGGCCTTCACGGACAACGCCAGTTGCATCCAAGCCTACAACCGCTTCTACCTTTTGCGCGAGGCCGACACCTCGTTGCCGGGCTGGGAATGGAAATACACGACCACCTCGGGCATTTCGGTTTCCGGCACCACCGCCACCGTGAACCTCACCGCCCACGGCTACGCCGCCGGGCAGCGGGTGCGCATCGAAGACGGAGCCAGCGCCGCCTTCGCCGGGCATGAATTCGACATCCTCACCGCCACGGCCAACAGCTTCGCCATCGAAGTCCCCGCAGGCACCGCCCCCGACCCCTCCGCTGGCATCGCCATCCGCCGCGTCAAGCCCCCCCTCTGGTGGGATGGCACCTTCTCCACCTTCACCCGCGCCGAAGCCGGAGTGCCCGCCGAAGGAGCCTCCTTCAAGCGCCTCCGCTCCGTCCCCTGGGCCGCCTACATCGGAAACCGCCTCTGGATCCCCGATGGCCGCGACACCGTCGCCATCTCGGATGTCCTCGATCCCGACCTCTACGATCCATTCTTCCAAACCTTCCGCGCAAATGCGGGCTCCAACGACTACCTCGTCGGCATCCATCCTTGGGTGGAAGGCCAAGCCCTGGTCTTCATGCGGAACTCCATCTGGCTCGCCAACCTCTCGGACTCGGCCAATGCAGGCGGCACCGACTTCACGGTGGACAGCGCCGTCTCCCGCCTCACGCTCCTCACCGACGAGATCGGCTGCGTGGCCCGGCGCTCGATTGTCACCGCCGGTCAGTATGTGTTTTTCCTCAGCGACTCGGGCATTTTCCGCCTCGACACCCAGCTCGACCTCAAGCTGCGAGGCAATACCACACCACTCAGCGACCAGATCGCCGACCAGATCGCCGAGATCAATTCCGACTACGCCTACCTCTCTGTGGGAAAGTGGTGGAACAACCGCTACCACCTCGCCTGCCCGATTGGCGACGAAGCAGAAGCCAACAACACTCTCTTCGTTTACAACGCCCTCAACCAGGCATGGGAAAGCCGCGACACCTACGCTGTGAACCTCGACGAGCTTCTCGTCGCTGCCTACAACAGCCAGCGCCGCCTCTTTGCCGCCAGCCGCTCCGGCACCCTCTTCCTGCTCGACGAGCAAGAACGCGGCGACGATGTGCCCTACGCCAATGAGGAGGACGCCTACACCTCCGTCGAAGGCTACCTGCTAACGCGCCGCTACGGATTCGGCAGCCTCAACACCAAGCGCCTCACCCGAGCCAAAGCCTCGGTCCTCCTCCCCGCCGCCGGAGCCTGCGAACTCCACGCCCTCACGACCGACTACGACGCCAATTTCACCGTAGCCACCCTTACCAACGGCCAGGACGAGACCGAGGACTACACCTTAAAAGCCCCCCTCCGTTGCAAGGCGACCTACCTCGACCTCGAATTTACCACCAGCGCCGAGCGACCAACCCTCCGCCAACTCAGCGCCGAGGCCACCCGCAGCGCCAGCGACCCCACCGAAACCCGCACCCTTAATTAACCATGGCCACTCTTACCAAAGGCAAAACATTTACCAACGGCGAACTTGTCACACCTCAAAAGCTCCACGAACTCGTCGATCTCGGCACGGTGAGCGGCATCGTCAATGCGGACATTTCTGCCAGTGCCGCCATCGCGGATACGAAACTCGCGCAGATCACCACGGCCAACAAAGTCGCACAATCTGCGGTGACGAACCTCACGACCGACCTTGCCGGAAAAGCCGCTTCCAGCCACACGCACACGATTGCCAATGTGACCGGCCTCCAAACCGCACTCGATGGCAAACAAGCCTCTGGAAGCTACGCGCCTGCAACAGGCATTGCCCCCAGCGCCATCACCGGCACCGCCGTTGTCACCACCGACTCCCGCCTCTCGGATGCCAGAACGCCGACTGCGCATACGCACGGCAACATCACCAACGCCGGAGCCATTGGAGCCACGGCCAACCTTCCGGTGGTCACCACAACCTCCGGCGTTCTCACCACGGTTCCCGCAGGCACCGCAGGCCAAGTCCTCACATCCAATGGCGGCACCTCCGCGCCGTCCTTCCAAACCCTCGCCGCCACCAGCACGAATGCCAACAACCTCACCGGAGGCTCCGCTGGCACCGTGCCCTATCAATCCGCCGCAGGCACCACGGTTATGCTCGCCGCAGGCACCTCCGGCCAAGTCCTCCGCTCCAACGGCACATCCGCCCCCTCATGGCTCACCCTCGGCAACAGCGCCACCCTCAACACCGGCACCACCTCCGGGACCGTGGCCACAGGCGCCCACACGCACACGATTGCCAATGTGACCGGCCTCCAAACTGCACTCGACGGCAAACAAGCCTCTGGAAGCTACGCGCCCGCAACAGGCATTGCCCCCAGCGCCATCACCGGCACCGCCGTTGTCACCACCGACTCCCGCCTCTCGGATGCCAGAACGCCAACGAGCCACACGCATGACGACCGGTATTACACCGAGACGGAGATGAATACTCTCCTCGCAGGCAAGCAGGCCTCTGGAAGCTATGTCACGAATGGAGGAAATGTGGCAACTATTCAACGAGTCACGGCCATGCCAGCCACTCCCGTCGCAAACACGCTGTATATCGTTATCCCTTAATGTCTGAAATTTCTACAGCAAGCGAGATACGATTAGGTAGTCAAGCCGCAACGGAGGTTTGGTATGGCTCTACCAAAATTTGGCCGAACTTTACTGATCCGCGTTCCATTTCTGGGCTTTACGCGTGGTATGATGCCACGCAAGGGCTTTTCAATGCCACAAGCGGGGGGAGTTCCGTAACGACCAACGGCGCAACGATTGCGCGATGGGAAGACTTTAGTGGAAACGGAAGGCACCTTACGCAAAACACATCTTCCTTGATGCCAACGCTTCTGACAAATAATCGCAATGGGAAAAATGTGGTAAGTTTTGACAATGATTTTCTGGTCTCTTCGGCAAATTGGGGGATTGGGCAAAACAAAGTATTTATCTTTTATGTCGCTAAATGGAATGCCTACAACGCATCTGGCTCTAATACATTGTTTGATATTTCTGGCTCTGATACTGGTCAATTCTTTGCCAATAACTACTTAAACAATTTTACTTTTAGATATTACACAAATGGATTTTGGGAAACCAGTATTCCTATGAGCACTTTTGGAACCAACTGGCATTCTGTGTCCTCCTTGTTCCCAAGGCAACCCAGCGGAAACTTTAATTACGATACATATATCAATAAGACATTAGCCCAAAGAATTTCCGCTACGGACAATAATGTCAATTTTACAAGCAATAGAAATTTTGGCATCGGGGATTCGGTCTCGATTTCTGGCACGCCTAATGGAACGCCATCTAATATGAGTCTAGCAGAATTGGCTATTTATGTGCGGCCAAACAATATTACCGATAAAGATAGGGAAAATATGGACGCCTACTTTCAAGAAAAATGGGCAATCTAATTCCACCCTCCATGCTCCGCGCCGAACCGCACCGGCCCACCAAGCTCGCCGTGCGACGCTCGCCATTGCACGGGTGGGGAGTCTTTGCCACCGCCAAGATCGCCGCCTACGAACTCTTGGAGGAATCGCCCTATTTCACGACGCCCCTCAAAGAACTCCGCAAAGCCCCAAGCTGCGAGACCTACAGCTACTACCTCGACAACCACACCAGCATCATCGGCCTCGGCCTCGCCGGGCTCTACAACCACAGCAGCGACCCGAACTGCTCCCACGAAATCGACCAAGTAAATAACCTCATGCGCCACTACGCCCTACGCCCCATCGCCACCGGCGAAGAACTCACCATCGACTACGGCCAAGAAAACGCCGCTCACTTTATGAAAGGAGGGCACTAAAATGGCTATGGGAATGGGCGGCGGAGGTGGAAGTGGCGGTGGAGCTATGAGCGCCGCGCCAGCAGCCATGTCCGGCGGAGGCAACAACAACGCCATGAGCAACGCCCCCGCAGCGATGAGCGCAGCCATGTCCAGCGGCAACAACGCCGCCATGTCATCAGCGTCAACCGGGTCAGCCATGTCCACCGCCATGAGCGGTGGCAACGCCATGTCTGGAGGCGGCGGCATGGGCGGCATGAGCATGGGAGGCAATCCCCTCAATACAGGCATGTCAGTCAACCCCCGCAATGCCCCTCGCACCCGAGCATTTGACCGTGAGCTCGAAGCCATTACGACCGCCAGCGGCCAGATCGCCAACGCGCAAGCCGACGCCGCCATCCGCGTCAACGACCGATTCCAAGACTCAGCCCAGGAATCCACCCAAGATATTGCGCGAAACCTCGACAACGACTACACCCGCGCCGCTCGCCAAAACCTCGCCGGAGCCCAAGCCGGAGTCGATCAAGTCCAATCCGCCCAGACCGGCCTCGGCCAACTGCGCGACCAATACGCCGCGCAGGGCCAAGACCCCGCCATGCGCCGTCTCAACGACATGGCGCTCGGCCAACTCTACCGCCCCGACCAGATCCGCGCTGGGCAAGTAGCCGCCGACCAGGTGCAGGGGGCCAGCGTGGCCGATATCGGAGCCATGCAATCTGCCCGCGCCGACCTCGCCGACCCTGTGCGAGGAGCCAGCGCCGCCAGCGCCTACATGACGCCGGTCAATGAGGTGCAAGGCCCAGCAGGCTACACCGCCGATCAAGTCCGCGCTCGTAATATCCGCGCCGCCCAAGCCGGTGCCGTTGCCGATGTGCAAGCTCAACAGGGCCAAGCCGCGCGCATGCAACGCGTGGCCGATGTGCAAGCCGCCGAGGCCGGGGCCGTGGATAATGTTTACTCGCGAGACATCCGCGCCAGCGCCGCCGAGCGTGCGCTGATGAACGAGGCTCGCGGTAACGGCCTCCTCGGCCAACTCCAATCTCAAGCCTCCGCCGACCTCGCTTTAGGCGGCAGCCTTTCCGCCGAGCAATCCCGCGACGCCGAGCAATCCGCCCGCGCAGGCATGGCCGCCCGTGGCCTCGGAGTGGGGAACTCCGCGCTCGCCGCCGAGATGCTGAACCGCGACCGCTTCGCCAGCCAGCGCGACACCGAGCGCCGCGCCTTTGCCGGTCAAGTCCTCGGACAAAGCACCGGCATCCAGCAAGCTGCAAACCAAGCCTACGCCTCGCGGATGGAGGCCAACCAAGGCCGCAATCTGCAAGCCCAACTCGCCAACCAATCTGCCGGACTGAATCTCGGCCAGACCAACGCCCAACTTGCGCAGCAGGCCGCGCTGGCCAACCAGCAGACCCAAGCCAACCGCGCCCAATTTAACGCCGCGAATCAGCAACAGATGACGCTGGCCAATCAAGACGCCGCCCTCCGCGCATCCCTGGCCAACCAATCCGCCGGACTCACTCTTGGCCAAAGCAACGCCCAACTCCTCCAGCAAGCCCGACTCGCCAACCAATCCGCCGGACTTCAAGCCCAGCAAGCGAATCAGGCCGCCAACGCCCGCGCCGCCGAGTTTCAGCAACAGACCGGCCTGCAAGCCGCGCTCGCCAATCAACAGACGGCCTTCGAGACCGGGCGGTTCAACGCCGCCAACGAGCAATCCGCCTCGCTCCAAAACGCCCAGCTCCTCCAACAAGCAAACCTCGCCAACCAAGCTGCGTTTAACCAGACCAGCCAATACAACGCCGGTCTCGCCCAACAAGCCAACGCCGCCACCTTCGAGAGCGCCCAGCAACGCGCCATGGCCAACGCTGGCTACCAGCAGCAAGCAGCCCTCTCGAACCAATCCGCCAACCTCAACGCCGCCCAATACAATGTCGGCCAAGACATGGCCGCCCAGCAGGCCAACCAGCAGGCAAATCAGACCCAGGAGCAATACAACCGCGCCTTCCTCGGCCAAGTCGCCGGGATGAATTACGATCAAAACCAAGCCCGCACCTCCATGCTCTCCGGCCTCTACGGCCAGCAAGCAGGCCTCGGCCAAACCACCGCCGCCCTGCAACAAGGCATGGCCCAAAGCCAAGTCGCCCTCGACCCCTACCAACGCGCCCTCGGCAGCAACATGCCCATCGCCACCATCGCTCCAAGCGCAGGTCTCATCGGCCAAGCCTACGGCCAGACGATGGGCTACGGCCAAGACCTCTTCAACACCAACACCAACATGCAGGCGAGCATCTACAACAGCTTCCAAAACAACCAAGCCGCCCTCCAAGGAGCCCGTATGCAAGCCGGAGCCGCCAACCAAGCCGGAATGATGGGGATGCTAGGCAGCCTCGGCGGTGGAGGAATGGCAGCGGCTGGAAGCATTGGCGGGGCAGTAATACTCGGTGGCGCTATCTAAAATGAATCTAGTTCAAGATACCGTTTCTAAAATCAGCGCCTGGCTCGATCAGGTAAATAAGCCTGCCGTGCTGTGGAGTGGCGGCAAAGACTCGACGGCGATGCTGCACCTGTTGCTTTTCAAGGTCGGAGTCAAACTTCCCGTCATCCAATGGCGCGAGCCCCGATTCCGCCACCGCTACGCCCACAGTGACCTCCTCGCCCGCGAGTGGGATCTCGAAATGTATGATTACACCCCCTACGCCTACGGCCTCCAAGACGGCTACGACATCGAGACCGGCAAACCCCGTTTCGATTTTGTCAAAGCCTACGAAATGGCACCCCATAAAGTCCTTCTGCTGTTCCTTGGAACCGAGCACCCCCAAGATGGCGAACCTTTTACCTGCGGCCTTGAATCCCTCCAGCGCCCGACCGGCAGATTCAATTTCCCATGGGACTCAGTTTTTCACGGGCAGAAGTCATCAGACATCGACCTAATCAAAGGCCAAGTCCCGCTCGCCCAAGATGTCGTCCGTCCCGACGGTGCTCCTTGGCAATTTTACCCCATGCGCGAATGGACCGACGCCGATGTTTGGAACTACCTCGAAGCAGAAGGCGTTCCAAACGACCCCACCCGTTACGCAAAAACCGGAACCTCCTGGCACCATAAAACCGACAAATCCCAAAACGCCGACTACTACCCGGTTTGTCTGAACTGCGTAAACCGCCACCTCGCAGACACCGTGTATTGCCCAAAACTCCAAGCGCAAACAAACAACATCTCCCGCCTAGCCCCATACATCGACTTTTCCAGCGCAGCCCAAGGCTTTCAACCCACATGGAACAATACGACTGTCAACGGTGTGGAGCATGTTGCTCGCACCGTTGGAGCTGGCCAGTGCTCCGGCGCGACCGCTCCGACGCCACCGGCATCCCGCCCGAATACCAACGCACCGACTACCCCCTGCTTAAAACCTCACCCTGCGGCCGCTGCATCGCCCTCCGTGGCGAAGTGGGCCGAGGAGTCTCCTGCGCAATATACGAATCCCGCCCACAAGCCTGCCGAGCATTCCAGCCCGGCAGCCCACTCTGCCTAGAAGCCCGTAAACAGAAAGCCCTACCATGCCCTACAACCCCACCGTAAACGACCGCTCCGGCGAAATCCTCGCCCAGCATCAAATCAACTCCGCAGAAACCCAAGCCGCCGGAAACAATGCCTTTGCAAATAGCCTTATGGAAGGCGCCACCAGTGCCATCGGGAGCATCGCCGGTGCCTACACACAAACAAAAATGCAAGCCGCCGGCGGCAAGGCTTTCAAAGATTTCATGGGCATTGCCGGTCCGTCCATGGGGATTTCAGACGATCAGCTCAAAATGTTCAAATCCATGAACGACCAAGACGCCTACCAGATATCCTCCATGATGCTACCCATGGGCCCCTCCATGATCTCCGCAAACACTTGGGCGCCTCGCGCAGCCATGCAAAAC